AAAATGGGAATTGAATAATGTTTAGAATAATAGTTATTTTCTTTTTAGCTTACTTTGTCGTTTGCACAATACCTTTTATATTTGGCATTTATTTAGGGCTAAACGCTTGACAAAGGAAAGAACCTAGTGTATAATATACACATATATCAAGAAACATGCGGAAGTAGTGTAAAAGTAACACGACAGGTTTCCAATCTGTAGTCAGAGGTGCGAACCCTCTCTTCCGCTCCAATTTGAGATATACTTTTGTTATAAATATAAAGGTGCGATATATACAGCACAGAACGATACAATAATAATACAAATACAATCATACGGAGAAAAAATATGACATCAAGTCTATCAGCGTTAAAACGCTCAAACAACTTAGACACCCTAATGGGTGAACTATCAAAGGTTGCAGAACCACAAAAACAATCAAACTCATACCAAGATGATAGATTCTGGAAACCAGAACTAGATAAATCAGGTAACGGTTATGCTGTTTTTCGTTTTTTACCAGCAGTTTCAGGCGAAGATTTGCCATGGGCCAGATTATGGTCACATGCATTTCAAGGACCAGGCGGTTGGTTAATTGAAAACAGTTTGACTACAATCAATAAGAAATGTCCGATTAGTGAATCTAACAGTTTACTATGGAATTCTGGTGTTGAGGCAGACAAAGAAATTGCTCGTAAGAGAAAACGCAAGTTATCTTACTATGCAAATATTCTGATTGTGAGTGACCCTAAACATCCTGAGAATGAGGGTCAGGTTAAACTATATAAATTCGGTAAGAAAATCTTTGATAAGATTACTGAAGCGATGAAACCTGAATTTGAAGATGAAACGCCAATCAATCCATTTGACTTTTGGGAAGGTGCAAACTTTAAACTAAAAATCAGAAAAGTTGACGGCTACTGGAATTATGATAAATCTGAATTTGAGCCAGTTAGTAGAGTAAAACCTACTGATGAGGAGATTGACAAGTTATGGAAATCTCAATACGCTCTCAAGCCCTTCATTGATCCAAGTAACTTTAAGTCTTATGACGAACTCAAAGAGAAACTGAATAAGACACTTACTGGACAAAGAAGTACCGAGTCAGTAGAAGATATTGACCTCCCACCTGTCAGTAACGACATACCAACGTCTTCTTACAACTCGGTAGAGAAAGTTGAATCGTCTAACGAAAGCGATGACCTTTCGTACTTTAGTAAACTAGCTGAAGACGATTCATAATCTATCTCTCTCACTTTCTCAAATAGGGGTGGCCTTCGGGCCACCCTACTAAATGTTCACGTTTTGTTCTTATTTTACACCAAAATAACGCTTGACAAAAGCATTGTTTTCTGATATACTGATAGAGTATAAAACAAAGGAGAACAATGAAATATAACAATAAAACAATGACAGTTGCCGAGTTTACTGAACTTAAAAAACAAGGCAAAATCAAACTTGATCCATCATTTCAAGTCGGTACAGACAAAGAAAGTAGATGGGACAAAAGACAACAATCAAAATTTATTAAATCAATTCTATTCGGTAGTGCTCCGTCACCTTTTATTTTAGTTGACATAGACGCTGCTTTAGACTATAACGAAAGTATTGGTATTGATGATGATTCTATTGAGTACTTTAAACAATTAAAAGATGAAGGTTACTTATACGTATCAGTTGACGGTAACAATAGATCAATCTCATTAAGAAACTTTGCAGATAACGAGATTATAGTACCTAGTGGTGACTATGAAACATTAAAAGGTATTGTATCAGTTAAACCTGGTAAGAACAAAAACAAAACTCTAAACAAGTTGCTTTTAGATAAACTAAACAATTCAGAATTATCATTTGCGATTTATACTGAAATACAAAAGATTAACTTACCTGTATTATTCAGAAACGTTAACGATGGTGTGCCATTGAATGGTCAACAGATCAGACAATCATACCCTAGTAAGATTGCTCAGTATGTAAGAGATAAAAGAAATACATTTGAAAAGTCTTTAAAGAACTTTGTAAAGAACAAAGAGTTTATAGTTTTAAAGGCAGATGAGTTTATTGCTAAGTGTATTGCTTACGCTGCTTACAACACTACAGACAAAAAGACTTTAGATAAAGTTTACATGTCACCTACTGGTGAGGCAAACAAAATAGTAAGACCTGGTAAGACAGATAGTAAATTCAATAGAGTGCTAAATACAGTACTTGATACTATCAAGGTCGGTACTGCTAACTTAAAGAAATCAAGTAATTCTATATTTGACTATTTTTGTATTTCATACGATTATAAAATGCAGAATGTTAAAATAGAGAAACCAAATGACTTCTACAAGTTATGGTTAGAAACAACTGGTAAGATGTTTGCTGATGAAAAAACAACTTACGATTCACCTAAACAAGGTGATACAGAAAAGTACAACTTTAAAACTCTAACTAGAAAGATCGGTGATGAGTTTAGAGTGTACAGACAGAAATTAGTAAAAGATAAAATTGAAGACAATGCTTTTACTGATAAGATTTTAGTACAACAAGAAGATCCAGATGATTATTTTTCATATGATGATAAAGTAAAAATGTGGGAAAGACAAAAAGGTAAATGTACTAGAACTAAAAAAGAAATACCTTTTAACGAAATTGCTGACTTTACGAAGTGGCACGGTGACGCTGTAATACCTAAAGACAAAGGTGGTACACACACTTTAGATAATGGTGAATTGATTGACGCCACTTTCAATGTAAAGAAAAGTAATAAGTTAATCTAAAAAGTCTTTAAGTGGTCTTCGGTTAGTATCAGAAATTTCATGTTTCGTTTTATACACCAAGCATACGCCGTTGACCACTTTCTTCTATTTTTCTCATAAGTAATCAACGCATTTTTATAGGTACGAGTTTCACGTAAAGGTTTTTTAGGTTTACGTGTTTGTGCTTTAGGTTTAATCTCTACAACAAACTTTTTGAATGTGCCGTCTGATTGTCTAACTTTCATATAGAAATCAGGATAGTATCTATGTGGCCTATTGTCAACTGAACGATAATATATTGCTATTTCTTCACTACCCCATTCCATCACAGCCCTAGTTTTATCACAATAAATCATAAAACGTTTCTCCCAACTAGACCTATAAATAACATTGTTTACATTGCCTTTGTATTTCTGTGGGTTGAGTGGTTTGTATATACCTGAATAAGGGCGTTTATCTGGATTCTTCAACTTCTTCATAGAATCTATTTATTATCAACATAAATAGTAGTATGGCAAGTGTATTTGACACAATCAAACAAAGAGCAGGAGACGCTCAAAAATCTGCTACTTGGTATAGAACGCAAGTAAATAAAATAGCGAGTGGTACAACTGCTAAACAATTGTTTAGACAAAACAAACTAAATGGTCGTCCTAGCGTAGGTAGATTGAACTTGTTTGGGTACAATCCTAAATTAAGAAAAACTCTACCTTATTATGACGTGTTCCCATTAGTGTTGCCATTAGAACCAATATCAGGTGGGTTTATGGGTATGAACTTTCACTATTTGCCACCTCTATTGAGATTTAAACTATTAGAACGTATGCAGGCAAGAGCGTCTGATACAAGATTTGATAAGAATACAAGATTTGAAGTCAACTATGATGATGTAAAGAATGTGAAAATAGTAAAACCAACAATAAAGAAATATTTGTACTCATATGTACAGACAGGTTTTTTAAGAATAAATGCTGATGAGGCTGCAACAGCGATTTATCTACCTGTACAAAGATTTAAAAAGGCGTCTGTAGGACAAGTTTATGCAGATAGTAGGAGATTTATTTAATGTCATTAATTAGTATAGGCAAAAGAATAGGTGACATGGATATACGATTAGGTATACCACCTAGTAAACCACAATTCAGTACAACAGAAACAAATAAAAGATTCTCATACAACAACGTATCATCTAATTACAATTCTGTATTCAATCAATTTAGATCAGGTCTAACAGGTGCTGGTGGGTTGGCTAGACCTACGCAGTTTCTATGTACGATTGATGGACCACAAAGTAAAGCATTACCACGTGATTACGTTTATGCTGACCCTACAGGTGGTAAGAAGGCTGCTGCTAGAATGGCAAAGAGTGCTAGATTAGCAGGTGCAATAAAAGAGAATTTACAATTAAGAATGGATCTATTCTGTTCTAACGTATCATTGCCAGGTAAAACAATTACAGATGATGTGAATGAAACATATTATGGTCCTAAAAGAGCAATAGCAAAGAATGTTAGTTTTGAAGAGGTTACATTAGAATTTTATACAAGTATTAACTATGATGAACGATTATATTTTGAGGCATGGCAAAACTCTATCGTAGATCCTATTACTCACAACGTGGGTTACTATGATGACTACGCTACACCATGTATGATTACGATTACACCATTACATAAATCATTTACAGCAGCTCTTGCTAACTTTCAGCCATCAGGTGACGCAGTAAAAGATAGGGAAAGAATACGTAAGAGTTTAGGTGACTCATCTGGTTTTACGTCATATCAGGTACAGATGTACGAAGTATGGCCTAAAACTATTGCTTCAACACCATTGTCATATGACGCTCAAAATCAATTAGTAAAAACAAGTGTAACATTTACATATAGAAATTATGCTACATCAGCATGGAACTATTTAAGACAAGGTATGGATGTAGAGAATAGAAGAAACAAAAAAAATAGAGAAGAATATAGATCAAATACTACAGCACTACAAACTAACTTTTTAGATAACTTACCATTTGGTATAGGTAACGAGATAGGTAGAGCAGGTAGACAAGTCTATGAAAAGTTAAGAAGAAATTTGCCTATTGGGCGAGTAACGGGAGGGCGTGTGTTCCCGAAAGGTCTGCCAGACCCTAAAATCATACGTGATATATTATATTAAAGGAGTAAATAATGCTTAATTTTATGAAGACGCCTGAGCATGACTTAATATTGTCAAACGGTGTGAAGGTAAAGTACAGACCATTTTTAGTAAAAGAAGAAAAGATTTTATTGATGTCTGTAGAGAACAATGTAGAACAGGAGATGGTTAATACACTAATTAAAACTGTTCAAACTTGTGTATTGACAGATGGTATTGACGTTACAAAGTTACCAGTTTATGATTTTGAATGGTTATGGTTAAACATAAGATCAAAGTCAATAGGTGAAACTATACAACTTAAACTAAAATGTCCAGATGATGAAACACAGGTTGTAGATTATGATTTTAATATTGAGAGTGTAAAACCAGACTTTAGTAAAAAGGTGGACACACATATACCTTTTTCAAAAGATTACGGTGTGATAATGAAAGTGCCTACTATAATTGAAGTGTCGGATAAGAAGACTATTATTGACCTTACAGTTAATTTAATGAGGGATTGTATTGCTCAGATTTACAATGGTGATGAAGTGTTTGAAACTTCAGACCTTGAAGCAAAAGAACTTGAGCAGTTTGTTGACAACTTGACTATGCCACAATTCAAAAAACTAAAAGATTTTTTTGAAACGTTGCCTATCATAAGTCACAAAATAAAATACAAGAACCCTAAATCAGGTGTAGAGCATGAGTTATTATTACAAGGGGCTTCTGATTTTTTTCAGTTACCCTCTTACATGAAAGCCTAGAGAGTTTTTATAGGACAAACTTTGCTTTAATGCAATACCATAAATACTCATTAGGTGACCTTGAAGGAATGTTACCATGGGAGAGGGAAATATATGTTGACTTATTGTTACAACATATACGAGAAGAAAACGAGAAGATAAGAGAAAAACAAAGAGGGAGATAATATGAACTTTTTAAAAAATATGTTAACTACAGGTTGGTTAGGTTTTAAATACGGATGCAAATCATTATGGCATTTTATTGAGGTAGAGATACCTGAATTGATGTCTAACTGGAGACTAGTACCAAGACTATTAATGTTTGCTTATGGTTGGGCATTTTTAGATGTAATCAATTGGTTTATGGCACTAGAGAATCCTAACAACGCACAGGCAGGGTTAGTGTCAGTAGTCGTTGGGGCTGGTGCAGGTTGGTTTGCAATATACGTAAACGGTAAACCATCAAAAGTAAAGAATAAAGAATAATGGCAGCACAAGTCGAATCCAAGGTCTTTAAAAAGGCTTCAGCAGAGAACTTTAAGTCGATTCTAAAAAGACAAAAAGAAGATGAATCTGATCCTAAGTTTGCTATATCTGACTCGTTACAAGAGTACCAATCTCAATTAGAGAGGTCTGCTGGTTACACGAGTCAGGCAAAGTTGAATGACGCAGAAATACGACAAGAGATAATCAACTTTGTTATAGACTATTCTGTTGTTGAACTTGACTCTTTGAAAGGTATGGATTTTGATGACGCAAAAACTCAACAACAAACTACAGAAAAAACAATCAAAGAGTATGAAGGTCTATTTAAGAAAGGTATTATTTCAGAGGAAGAACTTGCATATATCCAAGAAACTGTAGGTAAAACGAATGTTGAATTAAAAAAAGTATTAGGGTTATCAACTAAATTATCATTATCATTTAGAGATTTTAAGAAAGAATTAAAACCACTTAAACTTGCTAAACGTATAGGTCTTACAAATGTTCCTATTATAGGCAAAAGAATAGAAAGAGCAATTGAGTCTGAAGAAAGAGCAGAGCAAAGAGGTATATCTGCTAAAAGACAATTGCGTAGAAAAGAAACAAAAGGTTCTTTAAAACAAGGCGATAGCACATCAACAGCTGCAGGTACAAAAGGTGGTAGAAAAGATATAGCAAAAGACGCAACTGCTGGGTCGTTAGGTATGGATCTTATGCCTGATACTGCCGATAGTGGTCTTGCAGATAGTGAAGAGGCAACTGAACAAGAAAGAGAATCAGATAAACAATTTGATACATCATCAGGTTTATTAGAAAAGATTTACGAAGAATCAAAACTTACAAACGAACTATTAGGTGGTAAAAAAGAAGACGATAAAGGTTTCTTTGAGGGCATAGGTAATGCCTTGTTACCACTTGCAGCCTTATCAACATTACGTGGTACAATTACAGGTGCAATCACAGGACTAGGTAGTACACTTGCAGGCTCAGTAAGAAGTATGTTAGGTCTACCACCAAAAGCACCTAAAGGACCTGTGGGTGCAAAACCAAAGGTACTTGGTACTGGTTCAGGCACTACAGCAGGAACAAGCACAGGTGCAGATAAAAAAGATTTAAAGACTAAAACAAAAACAGGTTCACTTGTTAAAAACAATCTTAAAAAAGGTGTCAAGGTAGCAGGTAAAGTGGCAGGTGGTGCTGCTAGAGTTGCAGGACGTGTATTCTTACCTCTTGCTGCTGTTATGGGCATGTTTGACGCTGCTAAAGGTGTTGCAGAAGCAGGTGATTTACTTGACAAAGAAGAAGGTGAAGAACTAACATTTAGAGATAAAGCGTCATCAGGTTTTGCTGGGTTCTTATCAGGTTTAACATTAGGATTAGTAGATAAGAAAAAGACTGCTAAGTTTCTTGCAGGCGATAGTGACTCACCATCAATTGCTGATCAACATAATGATTTGGGTCTTGTAAAGAACGATCAAAAGACGCTTGACAAGGTAGAAGAATTAAAGGCAGATAAAATAGAGAAATTGACAATAGGTAATGGTGAGGCTGGTACTACAATTAACAACATTAATAACAGCTCATCTAATACAACAAATAAAACAGAATACGGTTCAACAAACATAGGAACAACAAATCCAGATAGTACAGTTAAAGATCAATCTGTGATGATACCTTAATAAATATTAATATGAAAGCATTTAAAGCACTAACAACACTTATCAACGGCCTGAAGAACAAAGGCAACGTTTTACAAGGTCGTAATATACCATCATTTAGAACGATAGCAAGTAAAGCAGGTGTTATCAATTATAACCCTGGTAATGCAGATTACACATCAACAAGACACTCAATGAGCAATAACTTTTTTGTGTACCCTATAAACCATGAAGACCAAGAGCATTACATGTTATTTGATATTATAGAACGTGTAGCTGAAGAAGGTGGTGCAGGTAATAATAGAAGTGTAGGTAATCAATACTTAACAAAAAGAGCAGATAACCTTAACAAGGTCGTGTACAATGCAAATAGATTTTTTGGTGAAGGTTCTTCTAACATAGGATTCGGTATACCTACAGGTAAAGGTTCTGCTAGAAATATAAAAAATACAATTGCAATATACATGCCACAAACATTAAAATTCAATATGCAGGCAGACTATGGTGCTGAAGAGGTTGGTATGATAACAGGTGCAATGGCAAAACTAAAAGACGCAGTTAATAGTGGTAAATTCTTTGGGTCAGATTTAGGATCAATTACAGCACAATTAGGTAAGGCTGTATCAGGTGTAGGTGCATTTGCCTCTGGTGGTCTATTGTCAGGTACACAGGCTGCATTGCAACGTAGAACAGGTATTGCCCCAGCAGCCATGCAAGAGATGATATTCAATGGCATAGATTACAGAAGTTTTAGTTTTACATTTAAATTTACACCACGTAGTAAAGAAGAATCAGATGTGGTTAATAAGATATTACATGCTATCAAAGACGCT